TGTTTGGCAACTGCCAGAAAAGCCATCAAATGCTCTGGCTTTGTGCCTGTTGGCAAAACCGTCTTGGACAAGACTTCTTGCAGCTCTTCCGGTTTTACCTGGCACTGTTGTGCCACTTGCACGATTAGGTTTTTTTCGTTCATAATTCACCTTTTGCAATTATAAATTCAGGTGGGAAGTCGTTTAGGTCAAAAGCTAAGAACTTTGTTCCATCAAAGTTTGGAATTGAACGTCCAAAACTAAAGCAACTTTGCCTTAACATCTCTTGCCTAAATATACGCATATCCCCAATAAACCAATGCTCTAGCACTTTTGTTATCTCGTTTCCAAATCCATAAAACAGATAATCTGCTGTTCTGGTTTTTGTGCATAATTTGTAAAGTTCAGAGTTGTTAGAAGTTCCATCTTTAGAGTGCGTTCTTATTGTGAATTGATGCTTATACTGCAAAGCGTCAATTCTGCGAATCCGGCAACCAATTCTTATTTCTTTAAAAATAAAATCAGTAGCTAGCGTTTGATCGTCGTCAACAGACGCAACTTGCAATGAAATTTTACCGATGTGCTTGTTTAAAAGTTCAATAATTTGATTATTAAACTGGTCAGCAAATTTCTTTTCTTCTTTCCAGGTTGGCAAACTGTCTTCGTAATAATAGTATTCTATTTCAAGTTGCTGGCTTCTTTGCCCCATACGTCAAAGCCTTCAATTGCTCTACGGTTAAACATATCCAGTCGTCGGCCTCCTGTTACACGGTTTATAAAATCATAGAATTCTTGAGGCTTGGCGCTATGACCACTCCTCGGTGCTTCAAAGCAAACAGGAAAACTTTTTGTTTCTAGGAATTGGGGTGCACCTTTCCTTGCGTAAAGTGCAAACTCACAGTTGTATTGTGGCAGGTTAAATGGTTGAAAACCGCCTGGCTTGTGCCAGGTAAAGCAACAGACATATTTCAACTTCCAAGTGTCAAGAAGCCGAAAAGCCATTGGCAAAAATTTGTGAGTTGTCCAAAGCCAGACATGGCAATTTTTATCAGCAGGAATCTGAAGATTTGCCATTTGCTCTTCAGCCATTGTTGGATAATCAAAGCCAACTTGATTTGGCGCAACATCCCGTTCAATTTTCGTCATAGGCCAAGGTGGGTCAATCACAATGACGTCATACAATCCGGTTGGTTCAATTGCTTCTCGCGCAGCGACTTCTTTAAGATTCTTAGCAAGTTCTTCTTTCTTTTCTTCCTGAATAACCTCAGACATTTTCTTTGCGCCAGAAAGGATTTTTAATGATTCCTCTGGTTTATTTTCTAAAAGCTTTGCGGCTTTCATTATTGCTTTTTTAGGTTGTGCAATTCCGCGATTTACCTTTTCTTCAATTTCTGAATCAATTGATTTTAGCTTTTCAACGGATTCCGCAAACTGTCCAGCAGTTCTAACAGTCCTATCTGTAACGCCATGCTCTTTTGCTAAAATTTCAGAAGTTCTTAGTGAGGAAGAGGAAAAAGTTTCCTCTTCCTTTATTTCAGAGTTTTTCGGCAAATGACCACCATGTTTTTTCTTTAGTCTGTTGTACCTTCTGCCTAATAACATGGTAAAAGAGTCAGGATTTAGATTTCTTCTCCCTAGCTGATTTTTATCAATCCAGTCCTTTGCCTCTTCTCTCGAATTAAATTCTAGCTCACAAGTTTCATAATCTAGGTTTAGTCTTGTGCAGATTTCATATCGGTTATGCCCATCTAAAAGAATTTTAGGCCATTCATCTTCGTAATATTCGTAATATTCTTCATCTTCATCATCGCTTTCCCATGAGATTATCTGTCGATAAGGATTGTCCCATTCAGGCGCATCAGTTTTATTTGCTTCGTCATATCGCAAAGTCGTTATTGCACCTTCTGGTTTCCATTCAGCCATAGGCCAAACAACCAATGGATCTCTAGCGCCACCATGTTCAATTAGATTCTGCTCTAGCTGTGTCCGTTCTTCTTCAGACAATGGTGGAATCAGTGACTCGAATTCTTTATCAACAATTATGTTCATTCTTCTCTTTAATTCGCGCCTTCCAGCCAGCTTTAGCTTCCAAGATAAGCTGTATCGCTTGCTCCGGTACATGAAGTGGGCTTTTGTTTAGGGAGGACGCCCAAACCGGAAAACCAGAAGGCTTAATCTGTTATAAAATCATCCTCATATTCAGAAGGCTGAGAGCCTTGCACCCAGACTGGATTGATGTATTGCGTGATTTGTCCACCACGATTGATGAACGCCAGAATCTCTTCTGGAAAAAGTGAATCAGCCGGAACTTCTGTCGAGGTGACTGAAGCGTTGTTCCACTTCTCTTTGACCTCAACTTGTTTCTTCGCCTCAATCTCTAGCTCTTCTCTTTTCTCAGCAGCCTTATTTCCAAAGTGGACTTTGCGGCATTCAGCAGAACAAAACTTTGCTCGGCTTTTGCTCGTCACTGGCTTGAATTCGGTTTTACAAATCCAGCATTTAAGAAGTCGATTGTGGTCGAGCCTTGAACGGTTTCTTTTAAGGTGAACCAAACCGTTGCAGGTAGGCGAGCAATACTTCTGGCTTCCGGCTTTTGGTTGAAACGTCTTCTGGCAAACCTCGCATTCTTTGGGTTTCAAAGTCCCAGGCATTCGAGGAATGGTTCCTCTGACGTAGGCTCGTCTTTTGTCGTTGATATAACGACATTCCTGACTACATAAAATGTTGCGCTCAGTTCTAGGCTGGAAGACCTCACCACACTCAACGCATGGTCTTGGATCAACGATTACGGTTCTCTTGTAGTGCTGGTTGTAGCACCTAGATCCACAAAACCGCTGATCTTTGCGAGTGGGTAAAAACAGTTTGCTGCATCGCTCGCAGGCGATCTTGACTTTCGGCTTTCTGACTTTGTCGCGATAACGTGCAGCGTTTTGTTTTTTCAGCTCATAGCCACAATTGTGGCTACAAGTCTTGTGACTACTGGACTTGCGATTAAATTTCTTGCCGCAAATCACACACTGAGGCTTGGTGTGCTTGGCTTTCTGTTCGTCTAAGCAGATTTGTCCACAAACCTTTTCTTGGCCTTCGGTCAAAAACTTCAGGCCACAATTCGTGCAGGTTCTAATCGTCAATGATTGCCTTGTCGTCCCAAGTGTTTTCGTTGAATGGATCGTCCAACCTGCTGAACTTCTCTTCCTTCGATATGTCTAGCGGCTTCAAATCAAAACAGTTTCGCTCATGCTTTGGGTGCGACAACTTGCCGCAACGACTGCATTCGTATAACTGACAGAAGGTGGGTTCACGCCTTTCAGATTGCCGAACCAATCCCCAAAAATAAGCCTCTTTGCGCCTAGTTTCTTCTCTGAAGTCTTCGAGCGTTCGCATACTTCCGGTTAATAAAGAAAAGACGAATGCGCCACCAAAGCTTCTTCCAGGCTGGTGCGGTGTGGTGAGTGATAATCTGTGTCTTTGATTTTCGTTCTGCTCGAAAGAACAAGGCTTGTACGGTAGGTGCTGTGGTCATGTTCAACTCCATGTTTGGTGGGGAAACGTTGCTCAAGCTGCTAGGAAAGACCCCTCTGACCTATGACTAAAACAACGTTTGTTTTCCCCATGTAGACTGTTCAATGAGCCATAGCGCTCCAGCCGCTTCTCCCAAAGCGTCAACTCGGTCACTGAGTTGAAATAACTATGGCTCAGTCAACTGTCTCTAAGCGTTCTCCATGCGAGTTCCACCACTGCTGGAACTTGTCCGTTCCCAATTGCTTTGAGTCGGTCCACCCGATGGGCCACCCCATGAGCCACTCGGTCCAATCTGGGTTCAGATGTCCAGTAGGTTGATCTTCCTCCTTCACTTGAGCGCAAAGATATTGTTTCTCTGTCATATGGTGATGGCTCTTGCTGCCCACTGGTCCGCAACTCTTGAAGTCGCTCGTTCTTGGTGTTGCCCAAGTCTTGCGCTCTTCGATCAGTACCGCATTCGCTAGCGTCAGACCGAATCCGTTGCCGTTGATGCCTTGGCTCTTGATTCTCTCTCTGCGTTCCAGCAGCTTGTCCAGATCCGTCTGTTCGTAGTTGTTCGCTGATGGTGTGGGCCAGATTCTCACCAATTCGCTCAAGCCTTGTTGTTTCGAGTTTGGGCCTCTGTTTTTGTGGTCTGAGCTTACTGGCGTAGGCCATTTCTGAACATATTCCGCTGGCGTGGGTAATCTTCCTTCCGCAAAATCTTCTGATCTTTGGCTCATTGACGCGGTCGGTGTTCCCAGCCAGCACCCAGATTCTGTCTCGCTTGTGAGGTGCTCCGGTGTGGTGCGCTCCGATAATTCCCCATTTCGCATCAAACCCCAGCGTGGCAAGGTCAGCGAGGACTCTTCCAAGACCTCTTGAAACAAGCATTGGTGAGTTCTCCACAAAGACAAATCTTGGTCGTATTTCACCGATAATTCGCGCCATCTCACTCCAGAGGCCCGAACGTTCTCCGGTGATGCCTGCTCCTCTTCCGGCTGCTGAAATGTCTTGGCAAGGAAAGCCTCCCGAAATGACGTCAACAACGCCTCTCCACGGTCTGCCGTCAAAGGTTGTAACGTCATCCCAAATCGGGAAAGGCGCGAGAATTCCTTCGTCTTGTCTCCGACATAATATACTGGCGCAGTAACTGTTGATTTCGACTGCACAGACGGTTTGCCATCCAAGCAGTTTTCCCCCAAGGATTCCGCCACCAGCGCCTGCGAAAAGAGCCAACTCACGCACTGACCTTCATTGCCTTGTCTGCCGTTCTTCTTAATCTCGCCAACTCAACCGCTCTTTCTGACTGAGTCGCCTGAATGGCAACGTCAGCGGAAATCTTTTTGCTGAGAATGTCCTGATTAACCAAGACTTCGGTCAACAAGTTCCGAATGCTTGCTAGTTCTTCGCGTAGTTCTTCGTCAATCATTCTGCAACTTCTGCAATATTCTTTTGTCCCAGAGAATTGCGCCTTTGGGGACAAACTGTTTTGAAAAATCTGCAAACTTCTTCTTTCTGTGCCAAGTCCGCAACTGGTCAACAGAAATGCCTGAAAGCTTGGACAATTCTAGTGTTGTAAGTAGTTCCATTCTGTGCTGTAATACCGTTTACAGTTTACCGTTCAGCGTTGTTTCTTCAAATATTGCAGAAATTTGAAAATTAAATCAACGCTTTTTTTGAACTTTTTGCGTGGTTTTTTATGGAAGGTCAGCAAGTCATTGAAATTTTAAAGAAAAAACTTCAAATCAATGCTGATTACAAGTTAGGTGAGAAGCTTAATTTGGACAAAAGCGAGGTCAGTCGAGTTCGCAGAGGTCATCCAGCAAAAAAAATATTGCAGAAAGTTGAGGAAATTTTTGGCTTAGACTTTTATGAAGAGATAAAGGCAGAAATGGACAGAACAGATTTAACGACCAACTTGAATCCTGAACTGCAACTTCTGAAGGAAAAAGAGCGAACGATAAATATCCAGCAAAGCTACATAGAGCGCCTAGAGAAAACGATTGAGAGGCTTGAGGAAGACAAAAAAAAACGGAATCAGACAAACGTACCGCAATGGTACAACCAAACGTACAACTACCCAACAAGTCCAGTTTAGGATCTGAAGACCAGTAAAATCCTGCCACACTATATTCTTTTACATATTGCTTCAAAAAAGTTACCCCCCCCCCAATTTATTCACACATATATTCACATAACCAAATATAAAATTTGAGCCACAAGAACGAAATCGTCCATGACCAACGGCAAAAAGCCTATGTTGGTCAACTATGGATTGGTAAGAAAAGATACCGTCGAGTTCTGATTCGTTTTGTGGATGCTGAAGGCTTAGAGCCTGACCAGTTGAACGCTTTGCTGGTTGAGCGATTTCTGAAGCTGAAAGAAACGCTGAGTCGAGAAGTCGAACGAGCAACTGATGAACAAGGTTTATTTTTCAGTGAGTTGTTGGATTTGTTCCTCGCGCATGTTCAAGCGAATCGTGACGAGCGGACGGTTGGCAAGTATCGGCAACAGCTCAGTCGCTACCAAAAGATTCTAGGTGATTATCGGATTCGGTTGCACTCGTCAAAATTCACAGACCAACTTGTTCTCTCATTGCGAAAAGCAGGACTAGGAGATCATAGTTGTAATTCATACCTTCGGGCAGTTCGTGCCATATTAAATTGGTCTTGGGAGCAGGGACATTTGCCAGCAGCCATCAAAGTCAAAAGCGTTCGCTCGTCCAAACCTTTGCCTGCTGTATTTTCTGCTCAACAACTAGAAGATTTGCGGCAACACCTAGAACAAGGCTGGAACGAAACCAAACGAAGACGGTTTCTGGTACTGCTTCGTGCTTGGTGGTTTTTGCGATTCACTGGAATGCGTGGTGGTGAGCTGCTGGCGCTGAAATGGGACAACGTTTATCCTGACCGAATTGAACTGCGCTCAACAAAGGATTGGAAAGTCAAAGGTCGAAAAGACGCAATCATTCCAATAGCTGAAGATTTAAAAGATTTTATTCAGGCGCAGGATATTCAAGGCGAGAAATACGTTTTGGACAACGGCAGAGGAAAGCCTTTGTATTCAAGTCTTGGGGATTTGACCAAATCCATGAGAAAGGCGCTGCTAAAGGTAGGCATTGAAAACGCAAAACCGCTGCATTCGTTTAGAAGTACAGTTGCGACTGAACTATTATCTGGTGAAAGTTCAAATCCTGTCCAGGTGCAAAAGCTTCTGCGCCATCAGTCGATTCAAACAACCATGTCTTATTTAAATAGTGACCACTTGCAGCAAGTGGACTTGGTAAATAAGTTGGGAACTGGCGGAAACACTGGCAAGAAAAAATTGAAAGAATCCAGCAAGCCTAGCATTCGTCTAGCCTATAGCCGAAAGAACTAAGGTGACTGTTAATCATTGGGTCGCTGGTTCGAGTCCAGCTTGGGGAGCCACCTCCAGAGGATTTGCCACACTTCCGGTAAGTGGCGGTTTTACAAACTTGTCAGTTGTTCCTTTATCTTCTTCGCTTTCCTCATTTTTCGATAAATTCCCACTCCAGCCGCTGCCATCGGCAAACCTGCTGCCGTCAGCATTAACTCTACCCCACCAGATTCAATAACAGAATTAAATATTTCTAAAAATCCTTCCATTTTAATAACTCCAGATCATCAAATCTTCTCTGTCATCCAAATGTAGGAAGCGATTGCTTCCGGTAAAAGAGAAGCCATACCCACCAAATAAATTCATTTGAATAGCAATCTGAAGAAGTCGCGCACCGTCTGCATTCCAAACTGCCAAGTCAGCGGCTCTTCCAAGCACATGATAACCCGTACTTTTGGGTTTCCCGTCTTTCCATTTAGCCTTTTCAACCGGATGCTCTGGCGAGCGATACGCTGACGTCAGTCTGATAGGTTTGCCGTAGTGCTGACGCAAGGTTTCCAACTTCGTCAAAAAGACTTCGGACATGCCACATTCACCAGTAAATTTGCATTTCAGCTCGTCCCTCGAAAAATGCTCTGAGTGGTCAATAAATTCCATCAAGTCTCCTTTTCTGGATAATCAATACACTCTTGACTGTACATTTCGCCAAATGCTTCTCTTTGAGGTAACGGCATAAGTTGCAAATCTACATAACGGTGATTTTCGCGGTAATGGTCAATGACACAACTGCATAACTTGATTGCCGATTGCATGGCGAGATTTGAAGCCATGCCTTGCATTTGATAGGTGGGAGCAAGTCGCAAGGAACACTGATAAGCCCATGAAACAATGTGCAAAGTCTTGTAATCAACAGGCAAAGCATAGGCTGACGTTGAAAGCAGCAAAGCCAAACCTGTGAGAATCGATTTCATTTAGCTCTGTCTTGGTGCAGTAACACCTTCAGTTCATTGATTGAAGTGTGCAGGTCTTGAAGGACTTTTGCAGTTTCCTGCATAATCGTCATTAAGCTTTGATAACTAGATTTCTGTAGTTCCAAAATTCGTATATCGGCAGCCGTGTCCTTTTCATCAAACCGTTTTCTTTCTTCTGCGGCTTCTGCTCTGATTCGGTCCCGTTCTTCCTGTGCTTTCACACGTTCATCATTAAATGATTGATTTAAAAATCGGATATACCAAAAGCAGCTCAACAGAGTAAACGCGTTGATTCCTATCGTATTAATCATTTCTAGTGGTGCCTCTGGCATTGCTCGGCCTTTGCTTAGTCGTTAGGTGGTGTGGGCCAGGTTATGCCCGTTAGTTGTCCGTTCTCATCCAATGCAGGAGTTGAGTTTGCTGGTAGATCTCTCAGGGCTTGGCAGTAGTCAATCCAGACTTGGGATGGAGTTAGGTCACTGCGAAAACGCCAATCTGTAAGAGCAATACGTCTATCTCTTTCTACTCTTAACAATCTCATTGGTTCTGCTGCTTGAAGTTCTGCAATTTTTGCTTGGATTTCGGATTCGGTTGGTCTTTCAAAATCACCGTGATAAAACACCCCATTATGAGTAAAACTGACTGGGCCAGCATATAATTCCCTAATAGCCTGATTTTCTGTTATCATTTCTTCACCTCATAAGCATAAAATGAAAAAGTAGAATTTTGATGAATCAAGCGAACATTGCTCCCACCACTATTACTTTTCAAAAATATCCGATAATACTGTGTTGTATTTGCTGAATAGTTTTGATGTAACATTTGTGCTGAAGCATTATGTAAGGCTCCAATATAAATTGGGTATGTAGAACTAACGAGTTTTGTAGAAGACGATTCTGTAGTTACACCAGAACTGGTGGAATAGTTGATAGTAGCTACACCATTAGAAGCATCATTTTGGGATAGTCCTGCATAAAAGTTCACCACTATAAACGAATCAGCTGATGAATTTTTTGGAGTAATACTAATTTCCAAACCCATATCTGTATAACTACTGCTTGTTGTTTCATAATAAACAGATGCATTTTGACTGTAATATGTTGAATGTGTTATCACATGCCCAGCAGGAAACACCACCCCACTGCCAATCGTGCCACCTGTTAAATTAACATTATTTGAATCTTGCGTGGCAATCGTTCCCAATCCAAGATTGGTTCTTGTCGTTGAATCATCTGAAACATTTAGCGAACCCGTCACGCTGATATTTCCGCCCGTGTTTAGCTGTGCGCTAGTCGAAACCGTACTGGCAGTTAGCGTTAAGCTCGAACCATTATAGTTTTGGATTTCGTTTGTTTTTAATAAACTCATTTAGATAAGCTCAACAAATTCAAAGTTGTAGTCATAAAGCTGCGAGCCAGGATAAGAATAAGCAATGCTGGCAGGCTCAAAGAAACTTCCGAATACTGCCGTGTTGGTTTGATAACCTAGAATCTGCGCGGCTACAGGTTGCATTCTCAGTCCAGCAAAGACTTTGGTTGCTGTGTCTCTCTCGGATTCTAAGACTTGGACTGAACCGCTGAATCTTCTGCGAATTTCACCCAATCGGTAAACCAGCCCGCTGTCTCTTTCTTGTTTGATTCCAAACGAATCGCGGCTGATCGACATGCCTACGTTTGGATTGTAGGTTTCCAGTACTTTTCCGGCTCGAATCGTGTTGACGATGAGCGGCAACTTCATTGAAGAAACCGTAAAGTTTGAGCCACCATTTCCGGTTAGTTGTAAATCTTCTGAGCCTGTGCCGTCTCCGGTGATTCGGTTGATTTGCTCGGTAAAAACCCCATCAGAAACAAAAGCGCCAAGCCGGATTTGTGGATAGTCTTCAAAATAAATGTTTGCAGCACTCGCTTGTAATCTGCCTAGATTCCCATTGCTTGCCGTAACCCAACCGTCCAGCGTTCCTTTGATGTCTGTCGAGTTGGTTAAAGCAATCTCAACCGTGTTGGTCGTCGCTGGACAAGCCACAAAAACCGAATCATTCCAATGGGTTTTCTCGTTGAGTAGGTATTGCTCGCTGAGTGTGTAGGTGTTCGAGTACGTTTCTGTCGATAAAGTGCTTGCGCCTGAATCCTTGAATGTGACTGTTACCGATTCTGCCAAGTAAGAGAAAAAAATGGCTTCCGCACCTGCACAAGTCACCGTCACCGTTGCCGTTGCCGCATCAGCAATGTAAGCCTGCTTTGGATAATTGTTCTCGACTTTGGCGATTGCATAATCGCTCGACAATTGAGTCGCTGAACTGCTGACGCCTGTGATTGAATTCGTGTAAATGATTTTCACTCAAACCTTACAAAGTCGATTTCTGTTGGTCCGCTGATGGTTGTCTCTTCAGAATCAAAGCTATAGATAATGGAAGTAATGGTGATTGTGGCTTTGATGCTTTGTTTTTCGTCAATGCAGATGATTCGATAACCTAGTAAATAATTGTCTTTAATCCCAAAAATTCGAGCCGTGCAGATAGGCGCGGATTCGCTTTGAAGTATCGCTCGTAAATACTCAATGACTTTCTCTTCAATTGTTGACAGTGCGTCATA